GAAGATAATGATCTTTTAAATACATCTATTGGTATCTCTACTGTAGGAAGTGGTAAAACTTCTGTAAGAAGAGTATTTACTAATGTTGCTGGATTAAGCACAGTTAACTTCTCATCCTCAATATTAACCTTTGACTCTGGTAACATTGGAGTAGGAACAGCTACTTTTGATACCAGATCAAGTGAAACTTATGCTGGTACAATATCACCTGCCTCTTACTGGGCTAACTATAGTTGGGGTAAAATTATAGTT